CCCAGGCTTATGTCTTTCGTGAGTACATCATTCAGTTTGCGCGCCTCGCCGGTGTTGAGCTGACCGGCGACCCGATTGTGATCGGCAACAACGGCGCAAAGCTGATTTTCTTAGGCACCAACTCCAATACCGCCCAAAGCCATAACGGCGACCTGTACGTGGATGAAATCTTTTGGATCCCCAACTTCCAGAAGCTGCGCAAAGTCGCCAGCGGCATGGCGTCGCAGGAACATCTGCGCACCACCTATTTCTCCACCCCATCAGCGTTGACGCACGGCGCGTATCCGTTCTGGTCAGGTGAACTGTTCAACAAGGGGCGGGAAAACCGAAACGACAGGATTGAGCTGGATATCGGCCATCACGCCCTGGCAAAAGGGCGGCTTTGTGAAGATGGCCAGTGGCGGCAAATCGTTACCATTGAGGATGCGTTAGCCGGTGGCTGCAACCTGTTTAACATCGACACGCTGAAACAGGAGAACAGCGCCGAGGATTTCCGCAACCTGTTCATGTGTGAGTTCGTTGACGATCAGGCGTCGGTGTTCCCGTTCGCCGAGCTGCAGCGCTGCATGGTGGAAAGCGCCGAGGAATGGCAGGATTTCAGCCCGTTCGCCGTGCGTCCGTTTGGCTATCGCGCTGTCTGGATTGGTTACGACCCGTCGCACACCGGCGACAGTGCAGGTTGTGCCGTCGTGGCTCCGCCGCTGGTGGACGGCGGAAAGTTCCGCGTATTGGAACGTCACCAGTGGAAAGGCATGGACTTCGCCGCCCAGGCGAAAAGTATTGAAGAACTGACAAAACGCTACTGCGTGGAATACATCGGCATTGATGCCACCGGCATCGGCCAGGGTGTTTTCCAGCTTGTCCGGCAGTTCTTCCCCGCCGCGATGGAAATCCGCTACAGCCCGGAAACGAAAACAAAAATGGTGTTGAAAGCGAAAGACACCATCACGTCCGGACGCCTGGAGTACGACACCAACCACAAAGACATCACCTCGTCATTCATGGCGATCCGCAAAACCATGACCGCCAGCGGCAGCCGCTCCACCTACGAGGCCAGCCGGAGCGAGGAAGCCAGCCACGCGGATGTCGCCTGGGCAATCATGCACGCACTGCTCAACGAACCCCTGACCGCCGCGAACGGCGGCCAAAGTCCTAACATTCTGGAGTTTTATTAATTATGAGTAAGCGCAAATTCCGTAAGGCGGCACAAAACACAGTCACCGCCACCGCGCAGCAGAACGGCGGCGCAGAGGCGTTCAGCTTTGGCGACCCGACGCCGGTGTTAGACCGTCGTGAAATTCTGGATTACATCGAATGCACCGGTAACGGGCAGTGGTATGAGCCGCCGGTCAGCTTTGACGGACTGGCCCGCACGCTGCGCGCTGCGGTTCATCACAGTTCGTCGTTGTACGTTAAGCGTAATATTCTGGCCTCGACCTTTGTCCCGCACCCGCTGCTGTCACAGCAGGAATTCAGCCGGTTTGCCCTGGATTACCTGGTATTCGGGAATGCGTTTTTAGAAGTGATCCGCAACCAGCTTGGCGACGCCGTGGTGATGAAAACCGTGCCCGCCAAATATGCGCGGCGCGGGGTTGAGCCAGATACCTACTGGTTTGTGCAGCAGTGGAAGGACGCGCACCAGTTCGAAGCCGGCAGCGTGTTTCATCTGATTGAGCCGGACATTAATCAGGAGCTGTACGGTCTGCCGGAATATCTCAGCGCCCTGAACTCTGCCTGGCTCAATGAGGCTGCCACGCTGTTCCGCCGTAAGTATTACCAGAACGGCGCGCACGCCGGATATATCCTGTACATGACCGACGCAGCGCAAAGCAGCTCGGACATCGAGCAGATGCGTAAAGCTATGCGCGATACGAAAGGCCTGGGCAACTTCCGCAACCTGTTCATGTACGCGCCAAACGGCAAGCCAGACGGGATCAAGATTCTGCCGTTAAGTGAAGTCGCAACCAAAGACGATTTCTTTAATATCAAGAAAGCCAGCCAGAACGATTTGCTGTGTGCGCACCGTGTGCCACCTCAGATGATGGGCATCATTCCTGAGAATAGCGGCGGATTTGGCGATTCAGTGAAGGCGTCACAGGTATTTGTGCGGAATGAGCTGACGCCATTGCAGGAAAGATTCAAGGAACTAAATGCGTGGTTTGAGGAGGAGGTGATTAGGTTCACTTCTTACGAGCTTACACCAGAGTAAGAATGTAAAGCCCCCTAATACGGGGAATTAAACTATCTATTATCGCTGTTCTAACAGTGTTCGCTCTACAAGCTGAATAATGTCATTGATACCGGAGAGCAGGTCAGAAAAGCAATTTGTGATACTACAGCACATCTAAAATTTGAGTAAATGCCATACTAGACCTATCTTGCAGGTTTCATACTCATTGAATGAAGGTGCGAACTGTATTGAATGCATCCCCTAACGATTCGGACGGCTATCTCATCCGCTTGAGCGGTATGAAGCGCCCTGTTACGACTCTGGTTATATTAGCTACAGCGCTTGTTTGTCTGTTGATATTGGTACTCACCGGCGCATTTATTTCTGCATCCCGTACAGCACAATTGCGCGATGCTGAAGTGGCCAACACGAATATTGCCCGCATGATCGCTGTACAGATGGAATCAACCCTCAAAACCGCAAGTGTTGCTTTGACTGATCTTTCGGAGCGTCTGGAAGTCGACGGTATGGGCGCACACGAACTTGACCGGCTGCAGGCTCACCTGGTTGAAACAGCCAATGCCAACTCCGAACTACACGGATTATTTGCCTACGGAGCGGACGGAACATGGCTGGCTACGTCTCTCAACCGCCCGGTTAAAGGGAATAATGCAGACCGTGAATACTTTACGTACCACCGCGCTAATCGAAGCCTTGCAGTACATGTCGGACCGCCAATTAAAAGCCGATCCACTGGCGTCTGGATTATTCCGGTATCACGGAGAATTAACCTACCTGACGGAAGCTTCGGCGGTGTGGTCCTCGTTACGCTCAAAATTAATTTTTTTGAACGCATTTATAACGAAATTGATATCGGCAAAACCGGCACCGTCTTGCTCGCGCTTACCGATGGAACGTTGGTGTACAGGCGGCCCTTTGAAGAAAGGCTGATCGGGACTGATATTTCTAAAGGCCCCGTGCTGCAGGCTCTGTCCACGCATTACGCCGGTTCCTCAACCCAGGTCTCAAAGATTGACGGGATCGAACGGCTGTATAGCTACAGGCACGTGGATGGCTACCCCTTTATTGTGGCTGTTGGACGCACGAAAACAGAATTATTAAGCCAATGGCAGCGCTCAAGCTTTTTTCTTGGCGGCGCGGTATTGGTTATCTGCGCGATGTTCGGATTGCTCGCATCAAAACTTGTCAGGCAAATAGGTATTCGGGACACGCTCGCTCAAAAACTGCGTGACCGTTCCGAGGGGCTTGAACAGCACAATATTGGCCTGCAGGTACTGGCAAACACGGACAAGCTTACCAATATCGCAAATCGGTTGATGTTCGATAAAATTCTTGATCTGGAATTTAAACGAGCGCAACGCGGCGATGATTGCCTTTCGCTAATCTTGCTGGATGTAGACCTTTTCAAGAAGTTCAACGATCGCTATGGACATGTGGCCGGCGACGCCGTTCTGCACAGCATTGGCAGGGTAATGGCTGAACAGGTGACCCGAGCCGGTGACCTGGTCGCACGCTATGGCGGAGAAGAGTTCGTCGTTATCTTGCCTGGCACCGATACAAAAGGGGCGATCGAGGTTGCTGAGCGCATTCGCGAGGGGATACTCGCATTGACTATTCCCCATTTGGATACGCCATGGGGTCAGGTCAGCGCAAGTTTCGGCGTTACGACTGTTTATCCAAGCCAGCACCGAGGTTTGGTGTCAGCAGATGTTGTCAATCGCGCCGATCAACAGTTGTATGAGGCGAAACGTAGAGGACGAAACAGAGTGTGTGCCGAACGCTCAGTGTAAGAAAACAGGTATGGCGATGCCTGTCATGACCGGATAGAAATGCAAGTTTAGCCACGCCACCGGTGAGATTCGCCGTATCCAATCAGGGGACCGCTTGGAAAACGAAAATGTCCCACGTTAAGCCTGTTTTTTAAGCAGGCAGAATTTGACGGGCAGCTTTGAGCGAGGAGCGAACCTCGGCTTATTAGAACGAATGTCTGCGCTTCCACTCATTTACAACATCACCCAAAGTTTTTGGATCATCATTACGTATCCACATCATAAATTCACGATCGAATCGAAAATCTTCGCCACACTCCTTAATCATGAAACGACGAACGTTTTGTGTATTTTTGTAGTTTTTATCAATGCTAGTGGCACTGGTCAGTAATGAGCTATGCCAATCAATTTTCAATTTACTCACTCCTATGATGAAGAGGTTGATTAGAAATTAGGATACTAACTAGCATCAAATGCCGAAATTTTGCAACGTCCGCTTCTGGCACACAGCAGACAAACACGTGACGCTGAAGGTCTGCTGAGAGCGAATACCGGACGTTTTGCATCGAAAAATACTATTAATGACGCAACTCTAGAAGCTTCAGAAGGAAGACTAGCATTCTGAGAATGTTGGATGATAGCCTCTGTATTTGTCAATGCGATTGAGAATTGAGGAATATTAATGAATAGGTGGGAAGATTACGCTTTTAATGAAGTTCATGCGCTGATCCAAGCTCTCAACATTACCCAGAACAACCCTATTAATGTAAATGCTCCGAAACTGAGATACCTTGCCGCGCTTTTTGCCGAAATGGCTTATCACTTGGTACCAGAATGGGAAGTGGATAAGCATAAACGCGCGAAGCTCTACAGAGTACCGAGTGAAGGCTATCAGATGTTGGTCGACCAAGGTATCCGAGGCAGTGCTAATGTTGTCGAAGCTTTCATTGATGCGGAACTACCAAAACCCTTCATTGCGTCATCTGCAGGGATTGTAGCGGTTGGAGTGGTAATCAAAGGGATTATGTTCGTTGGATTCCGTGGTACGGCAGTGTTGTTCGATTGCAAGGTTAACTTACGTGCAGAGCTTGTGCGCGTGGATTCAGCTCATCGCATAACGAAACATCATTGGTTTGACCAATGCCACATTGAAGATAAAAAAATAATATCTGGTGGATTGCATAGTGGTTTCGCGGAAGAAGCCGTTCGGATAACAAAGCGCATTTTTGACGCAATACCTGAAGCAGACCGTTCATCTATCGAGCATGTTGTACTTGCTGGCCATTCACTGGGCGGAGCCGTAGCGGCAGTATCGAAGCTTCTGATAACACAGTGGCCAGCTACAGCGTGTATATTCGGTGCACCAAGGTATGCGGATGCTGGTTTCTATCTGAATGGTTTCGACAATTATCCAATCCAGATACGCCGACCTGGTGATTTAGTGCCAACCGTCCCCCCACGTTCATATGGTTTCTGCGACCATCCTAATGAGTTCGCCACTAACGGTGAAGAGTACATAGACACAAGTTTAAATTCATGGCTTGTGAGTGATCTATGCAATTGGTTCAGATTTTTGAGGACAAAATTCGCTGCTCATAGCATGGAGAGTTATCGCAGGGAGATAGCCGAGGCGATAGGATCTAAGTTCGCAGATAAACCTCTGACAAAGGCAGTAAAAATTACGAAAAGGCATATATGACTTTCTCCCTGTTAATCAACACAGACTGTTGTTAGCTACTTCCGCTTTTGGCACTGAGCTGACTGTCAGACCGGATGGTCCTGTAAATGCTTCTGTGTAACTGTCAGTGTATTAACGGTGATCGCTCAGGTGGCACACCATAATAAAACGACTCGTTGCTAGCCATTAGTTCTGGATCAGCATGCTCCATTTCTTTGTCCAATCACTACATGCCAAGATGCGCGGCGATCTTTATGTCCAGAATGCATCTGTCTGAAACCGTATCTGCGTGCCAATTTAGGCATCCCGAACCTCGGCGCGCGCAATGTTACCCGCCTGCCCGCTTCTTACTTAGCTCACCGTTTATAATGCATGGTTCGGATCGCTGCAAAGCTTTGCCAGAGTGGGGTGTAGGTGTTTTTTGATCCTTTCTGGATCATGCAAAACCATGCTCATGATGCATGCAATGTTCACTCATTATGAGTGCGCTCGATACACATCACTTGTATTAGCTCAGACTTGACCTCATACCAACGACGGTACGGAGCTAAATCTAATGTGACAGGTAGTTCAGTGCCCCAAGCGGACTTGGGGTGCGCAACAGTGTATCAGTCAGCGAGGAGTGTGTAATGAGCTTTAAACGAATATCACTCGCACATCCTCTAGATTAAAGCTCGACAAGAAAATATTAGAGGTAGCCGACATTAACACTTTTAACGGAAAAGATTTATGGGAATAGGGAGCAAGATTATGATGACATCTAGCTTTTCAACTTAGAACAAAGGTGCTCATTCTTGCAAAAAAAGATAGCTTATAAACTAGAATGATTTACTTGTTTTAATAAATATTAGAAAGTTCTACAAATTATAGGTTTTTTATCCCAATTATTAAATTAAGTAACTTTAAATTGTGTTTATTTTTTCTGCAAAAAGCATAACGCCCTAATTTTCTAGGGCGTTATTTTTCAAAAAAGGTCAAATACAGACTCAATATCATCACCTTGAAAATTAACTCGTCCAGACTCTGTCAGTTCATAAAGTTTACCGTCGATATCAAAAATAGCACTGTCAACTTTTGCAATTGTTTTCATGAAGTTCTCAGAGTAAAAATCATATAAGTCATCTGTTGAGTTTAATTTGGTTTTTGCATAGGTCTGAGTATCATAAAGGATATTGCTAAGGGTAGCACTTTTTAACTTTCCCTTGCGGATGTGCTTAATATTTTCAATTGTATTCTTTAAATCTAACTTTAGTTGGCTAACATGACAGTCTTCAGGGATGAGACTACGAACAATATCTGAAGCGTATTTCATATTTCTCGGAGGGTTCAAAAATATTATCGAATTGTTAGAATCATATCTTAGGATAAAGAAAAATTTGTAATATGTTACCTCTTGAATAGTACTTACATCACCCAATGGTGTTTCAATTTGTCTTTCAATTGTGTTTTTTTCAACATATTGCACTTTGCAATAATGAGAAAAATCATCTTGAATGGCAAATCCAAATCCATCATTGTCATTATAGCTTTTTGAGTCGACTTTGCTAAGAGCTAAGTCCCTGAGTAGATGTTCATCAGTGTGAAAGACCTTGACTTTTATCATTCTTCAGCCTCCGGTTCTTTTTTTAACGTTTTAATTGGTGTTGAGGTATGTTTTGCCAGCTCTTCTATAATTAAATCATTTGCATTAAATATTCTATCCTCTAATGATTTTATAATCATATCAAATTCATGAGGCTCAATCTTTTCTTTATCATCTCCTGAATAAGAAAATTGTTTATGAAGTATTCTTATTTTAATTTCTCGGCAAAAATGCTTATCTTCGAATCCTATTTCAAAGGTAACAATTGGGTTGTTATTAAGTAGAGTGACTCGTGACTTCCACCTTATGAAGCTTCTATAGAAACCCTCATCACATAACTCCTCAATCTGCTTCGCATCAACTAATGAATGCCCATCATAAGATGCATTGTTAAGCCTAAACACTCTGTTATGCTCATCTTTTTTGTTTTCCTCGCTTTTACTTATCATTCCTTGCGAGCTTTCATCTTCTTCCTCTCCATCATAATCTGAGCTTAAATCAGAAGGGAGGCTATTCAACTCATCTATATCATTTTCAAATATCGTTTTGATTCTGCTTAACCTAACTTTCTCAAGGCCGAAGTAATTAAAACCATCGAGTGTAAACCTATTGTCAAAGTCATAGAGATGCTTGGCGAACATATTTCTCAGTTTTTGGTCTGAAATGTGAGCAAGGTCTATGTGCTGAATATTAATTGCTTCTAAAACTTTGGCTTTATAATAATCAAGTATATCATTTAAAATGCTTGTGATTTTTTTTGTTTGTGTGAATCGTACTGATGTAAAATCCTTAGATTTAATGAAACTTATTTTCCCACCATTTAATTTTTTTTGTTGGAATTTACCTCGCCTAAAATCGTATTCTGTATAGGTTACATCAATTGTGTATGTGCCCAAGCCACCGCTATGAATGATACTCTCTTCTCTAAATTTATCGTTTCTCTCTGATTTAACATTTTCTACAACTTCATAGAGATTATTAACATCAAATCCTTCATAAATACGTAAGATTGAATATATTTCATGATTAGTATTTGTTGCCAATTTGTCCTGGATTGATACAACATGAGAATATGAGAAAGGAAGCTCTGACATTTTTTCTATCAACGTATCTCTTTCAATATTCGATGGAAATAAAATCCCTCGGTTAAAAGCAATTTCACGGATAGAGTTATCTGATAGCTTAACTTTATTTGACTGAAGAGCTGTATATATATCGCTGTCAGTTGAGAATATTGTTGCTTGATACTTATTCATTTTAAATCTCCAGAAAAATCACAAATTTTCTTAACATCTTTACTAATTACCCTAAATGGGAATATGCTGGAGGTTGTAGTGTCAATTGATATATTATGTAATTGTTCTCTTAACTGATTCAATTTATCAAGTGTAAAAGAATAAAGGTTAGAGTAAGTTGTAATTGCATCTCTCAAAAACATAGAAGAGGATGGACTAAAAGGTGTAACAATAAAAATTTTATCAAACTGATTTAATAACTGGTAGTTAAATATATATTCAATTAAGAAAACAAATTGTTCCTCTTTGGTTATATCTTCTTTCCAATAAATATTTAATATTTTCTTAGTGGTTTTAATACCATTTTGGTCACGGATGAAATCATGATTGTAATGGAAAAAAATCATTCCTGATGTAACCATTTCTAGAGTTGCTGGTAATAGCCTATCTTTAGATGCGAATTTGTTATGCTTATCAGGATAAAAAAAACTGCAACTATCCCAAGTAGGTATCTTCTCCCAAAGAATTTCGGTCAATTGTCCATTGTAATCTTCATAATTTCTACGTTTCGATATATCTTCAGTTACGCTTAATAAAAACCTGATTGTAATTGGGTCTAAAATAAAGAGGCAGGAATTAGTTGGAAATTTAAGTTCTGAATTAAGAATGCTTGATAGTTTATTAAGTAATTCTTTATCATATTCATTATCATGATTATATATAAAGAGCATGCCATGCACTTGAAATTTTTCAGTGATCTCATTCAGAAATAGTTTTTTCCACTCTGAATTTCTAACACTGCAATCTACCTGTTGAGCTAAGCTTTTTATTGTGGATTGTATTTTCCCGTATTGAGAATCTGTTATGGTCTTATTTGAATAAGATTTAAGGTCTGTCTGAATATATTGATATATATCACTATATGGATCTTTATAGAAAAAAACGACATCGGTAGGGTGTGTTTTTTCTGTTTGGTTATGTTTGAGATGGGAGTCTAAACAGCACGGCCAATTAAGATCAGTATGTTTACTAGCCTCCCATTTCAATTCCCTAAATATTTTATTGGAAATTATTCCGGCAACTGCATCAATATTCTTAGTTTCAGCCACGACAAAGCTCCCACTTGTTTATGATTCATCCATATTTACACTATCATCGATAAATTTCCATAAACTGTAGGGGTAAACCATCAATTCACGTATTTATTTCAGTTAACTTATTGATAGTTAATGACTTATTTGTTTTCGTGATGAAAGCATTTCCTCTCGAATATGGACAGCCTAACCTGCATTGATGGATGTAAAATCCCTGGTGTCGCTCGAGCGATAATGCGAAACCCACTTTTCGCTCAAACCAGACTGTCAGATTTGAGGATGTTCTACCTTCGAAATTTGTCAGATTAAGTCTGAGCTAAAAAACATCATTTAAATTCAGCTCATTCCGGCATCGGTTTAAATTCACAACCAGATCACCAAAGCTGATTTTCGCCCCACGGCTTTACGCTCCTAGCTCCTAGCGTTCCGCTGTGATGTTATGTTTCACCAATTCACGTTCGATTTCCGGCAAGCGTGCACGTTCTTCAGTCGTCAATCTTGCTGATGGGGCAACACGCGCCCCTTTGTTGGGGCAAAACTTCGCCGCGCCTTGCTGACTCTCGGCGTTTCTTCCCGTATAAGCGCCACAATCGCCCTCACGGCGGCAGTGTCTGTCCAGTCAATAACTAGCAGGTTGTCAGAATTAGGCGCTGTAGGGGCGCTCCCAGCCTGGCTATCGCCCCTATTTGCGGCTTCTTTCTTTCCACCTAACCCACAGTTATTGACAGGACTCCGAGGCGCGCCGGAGGCGCTTTTTACGGTCAAAACCTCAGAGTCAACGGCAGAAGCAACGATCCGCCATTGAGTGGTACGCGTTTCATATACATGAGATTCGCCCAGGTGGGGGGCGAAAATGCCCACAACCTTTTTCACTTCCTCATCGTATGCGTTCAGCTCGTCAGCAACGCGGCGGGCGACACGCACAGTTTGTGCGTCGCGTGGAACATTTGCGCCGCCCTGGGCAGTCATGTACGCCATGAAGTCACCGACATCAGCAGCCGCACGGACAGCTTCCACTTCTTCGTCAAAGGTTTCAGTCAGGCTGATAGAACGGATGCGACGGCACTCACGGTATGAACCCATGGTAGGCAGGCCGATAGGATGAAACTGAGGAATACGCCAGGTAGCAGCCCAGGCGGTAACAGCGGCAGCGGAATCTGTAAGCAGCTCGCCAGTCTCGTGGTCGCGCTCTCCTTCCAGTGCGTAACCGTCGATGTTTTTTGCAATGTATTTGGCGATATAGCCCGCCGCGCCGCCGCGATTCAGGTGTTTACAGTCAAAGCGGTTTTTAGCCGCGCCACGTTCGTCGCCGTCTTCTTTCATAGCGTATTTGCGCATGATGTCGATCACCGGCTGACGCATGGCGGGTTTAGTGAATAGCATTATGTGCCAGTGTGGGGTTGCGTCGTGGTGAGGCTCAACAACGCGCATCCCGTAAACAGATAGGCCACTGTCTTTGAATGCAGTGCGCATTTTGCTCCAGATTCCACACAGATAGCGCTGAGCATCTTTTGGGGTGAAGGCTTCTTTGTCCCAGGCGTGATTCCGCTGAACGCGCTTTTTATCGCCTTTGCCGACCATGCGCGTCGGGTGAAATTTAGAAGGGGTGGTGATGGTCAGAAACATTCCGACGTCACCATTCGCGGCAGCATATTTTTCGGTGCCGGCGATAGTGCTCATCAACTCCATGCGGCGGATTTCAGGATTTGAAATACTCGCCATGACCTTATCGATCAAACTGATACGCTCGCCGGTTTCGACATTCTCCAAGTCACGGCTTTTTAGATAGTCCAGATTCGACAGTCGGCGGGAACGAACTTCACGGATAGCCTGCTTACTGGCATAGGGAGATGCGTCACGGTTAACCTTGCCTATTGCGATCAGCAATGACTCACGCCAGCGGGTACGCTGGCCTTTCAACTGACTTAACCACCAATCGGGATTTACCAGCCGAGACATGCCAGCGATGGCAGACGTTGCATCAAGCTTGCCTTTAGTGAATTTTGTCCAATACATAGGGCTGACGTTGAAGGCACGAGACATTCCTGCAATATCACGATACAGAGCGCACTGCGTATCAGACTTAAGAAGTACCCCGTAATCTCCACCATGTTCAGCCAACAGCTGATCGCAACGGTCTTCATAAATGGCCTTCAATTGTCCTGCAATATTCTGTGTGAAACGACGTAGCGGTTTGTCGCTCATGCCTGGTAACTGGTGATAAACATCGGCCTCTGAGATGAATTTCATGGTGGCATTGATATTCATTGCATGGGCTTTATTAACTGCATCGACACGCGGAAGGATGCTGCGGCCAAGTGTATAAACCAGATATTTATTTGCTGCGTGAATGCCCTGAGTTTTGAGCAGGTACTTATGGCGGCCAGTGAAAATTTCTTGCAGGTCTTTAGAGAGGTTTTTTACTTTGATTAAAACAGCTTGCCCCTGATCGTATTCATCACGGGTAAGCGGTCTCGGCCTTTCTTGGTGGCTGATTGGGGCTAGAGGTTTATTCCAGGGGAACGCCCAAACATCGGGCGTTTCAGTCTGAGAAGTAAAGCGATTGTTCTGCATTACAAACCGTCTTTGATATCAATGAGCAGATAGCCAGCATTGATGCCAGCCAGAAAGAGCAATACCATCGAGAACAAAATCATTTACTGTCTCGGTAATGCTTAGCGTTTAGCTCACTGATTTCCTTGCAATAGACACACAGCTCAACGCCAGGCAGAGCTGCGCGGCGTTCTTCAGGAATAGGGCGGTCACAGTCGAGGCAATACATGGAGGAAGCGCCCGTAGTGCTTATGCGGGCAGCTTGAATTTGTGACTCTAAGATCAGGTCCGCTCGTTCTTGGGCAGCGTCAATAACATCAGCCATTAATGAAATTCTCCCGCTTCGTTTTGGATGCGGGTAGCCTCAACGCGTAAAGCTTCGGCGGCTTCAGTGCCGGTCATTGCCTGCTTGATGATGAAACATGCGATAGCCTCAAGACGTGCAGCGAATACGGCTGCACGATTTAAACGTTCGTCAGAACGAGCTTCATTTATGATTTCTTCCATTATCCAATCCTGTTTTTAGGCAAAAGAATGCCCGGCGGGTTGAACGCCAATTAAATTTCAGATGTATTAATGTTCTATGTTGAGAACTGAGTCGGTTTCACTAATAAAGGCCGGAA